TTTGATAAAGTTGTTACTACCGGTGGTGAAATCGACATCGTAAAGATGGACATGTCTTACTTTACATGGCATACATCAGATAATGATATGTTTAATGAAAAACTTATTGATTTAATTGGATTTCCTCCACGTTTCAAAGATGAACCAATAGAACAACATCATAAAGACTTAGCTGCTTCATTGCAAGGTTGGTATGAAAGTGCATTATACTTTATTATCAATAGAATTACAAATACTTGGGAATGTGAGAATTTAGTATTGGGTGGTGGATGTGCATATAATGGAACTGCCAATGGTAAAATTAAACATTTTACAGCAATTAAGAATGTATTTATTCCATTTGCTCCATCGGATAGTGGTTCTGCAATAGGTGCATGTTTATATCATTATCATCAAACATTTGGTAATCCAAAAGTAAAAGGTGGTGATAATCAATCTCCATATTTAGGTGAGGAGTGGAGTAGTCCTGAATTACTTAAAATTATATTACAAAATCATAGAAGTAAAGTTATAATGCATGATACCCAACAGACATTGTGTAAAGAAGTTGCAAAGCTAATTGAACAGGGTAATATAGTAGGTTGGTTTCAAGGTAGAACTGAATTTGGTGCAAGAGCATTGGGTAATCGTTCTATATTAGGTAATCCACATTTATCCGACATTAGAGATAGAATTAATAAGGTTGTCAAAAAAAGAGAAATGTTTAGACCATTTGCTCCATCGGTTACAATTGAAGATTATCAAAAGTATTTTCTATCGGAAGAAGATGTTCCATATATGAATCAGGTTGTCAAAGTTAAAAAGGATGTAAACATTCCGTCAGTAACCCATGTTGACAATTCTGCAAGGATACAGACACTTAAAAGAGAAGATAACCCACTTTACTATGACTTATTAAAGGAGTTCGAAAAACTAACAGGAACACCTATTCTATTGAATACATCGTTTAACTTAAAAGACCATACAATGACAAATGACCCACAAAAAGCAATTTGGACATTTCATAATTGTGATATGGATTATTTAGTTTTGGGTAAGTTTTTAATAAGTAAATAATTATTAGTACATAAACATATAAAATGGCAACAGAATTTCAATTATTTGATGGTAAAAATTTATCATCATTATTTAAAGATATATACGAAAATCAACAAAACAAAAAGAAAAACATTTCTGAGTTGATTGAATCGTTAAGAAAACTTATTCGTAATGTGGGTGAGGCAACGGTCATTGCACCTATTATAAAAGATTTAATTGAAGTATCGGTTAAGAACGATGACCACTTAATTAAACTTGCAACAATAGGACAAAGACTTGCAGCTGCAGAAGCAAAAGGTATTGGTGAAGATGGTTGGTTAAGTGAGAGTGAAAAAGAACAATTACTTTCAGATATGGAAGATACTATAAATGCAGTTGAAGAGAAGTCCAAAGAAAGATTGGGTGATTTGGAAATAGAAATTGAAGAAATTAAAACTAAATTATAATGATTGGTGAAACTTATTTAGCAACCGTATATAGAGTTTATACTGAATCTGATAAATCTATAAAAAATGATTTAGATAAAAAATTAGTACCTGTATATAATGATAATAATGACTTTATGGATACCGATATTAGGTTTTTAGGTGCAATAGAATATAGAAGAGAAAGTTTTATCAACAAAGAAGATTATGCATTTCCATTTGACAAAAATAATATAACATATCCACTAATAGGTGAAACTGTATTGATATTAAACATTGGAAATTCACATTATTGGTTACCATACTCAGCAACACAATATCCAAATTTTAGAGAATCATTATTAGTTTCCGAAGTTGGTAGAGAGAAAAATATATCTACTGGAAATTCTGAAAGTAAAAACAAAAACTATACCGAAACTAAAACAGGTTCCACAGGTCAAACAGGAACACCTAAAAAATCAGATGAGAAACGATATAAAGTAAATGAAAAGATTAAATTCTTAAAACCAAGAAGTGGAGATACCATTATAAGTGGTAGAGTTGGTAATACAATTAGATTTAGTGAATTCTTTTTAACGGAAGATGGTAAGACATCATCACCTGGTATTTTTATAAGAAATAAACAAAATCCACAACTTGATAATTCAAAAATAGGAACAACGGTAGATGAAGATATCAATAACGATGGTACATCCGTATATTTTACATCCAATAAAATCAAAGTACCATTTAAGGAAAATATAAACAAAATAAAAATAGCTTTCAAAGAATATCCTAATTCGGAAAAATTAACAGGCAATCAATTGTTCGTAAATTCGGATAGAGTAATCCTTTCTGCAAAAGCATCAGAGTTTATTATATTTGGTAAAGGAAATACCGGTGTAATAACCGATGGCAATTATTCAATAGATGCAGAGAAAGAAGTTTACATACACAATAGACAAAATATAACAATACATTCTGCAGGTGCTAATCAAATATTCATTAATTCGGAGAATGGTAAGATATTTTTAGGTAAAGATAAAGGTGTTGGTGATGCCGGTGCCGATGTACAAAAAATGGTATTGGGCGGCGAGCTGGTTCAATTAATGAGTGATTTAATTGATACAATAACACAACAAATATATTTAACGCCGGCCGGCCCTTCATCAACTGGTCCCACAAATTTAGCAGCATTTAATTCTATAAAATCTAAATTAAAAGAAATACTTTCTTCTAAAAACTATTTAAGTAAATAATGAGTTGGTCTATTTTCAAATCACAATTATTAGTTGGTATACAATCGTACTCATATGGGAATGATATAAATCAATTTGCAAAACAATTTACAGCATCATATGATTTGGCTATTAGAACCGGTGGAGATACTATAAATGGGGTATCGGTTATCAAAGGTAATACGGTTTTAATGGAAACTACTCTATTAAGTATTATACAACAAACCCAATTATCCAATAATAGAACATTATTAGATTCAATCGGCCCTGCTATAATTTCTTATTGGGTAGGTGTTGAATTTTCAAAAATACCACCGCTAATTCCTGCAATTGGCGCTATTTCTAATATAACAACATTAAATGGTTTGGTAATATCAACTGGAAAATGGACACCATTACCTGTTTTACCAAATACAAACTCTAATACATTTTTAGACGCTTTTATAAATTCCGCAAATATACATTTGAGTACACTATCAGGAATATTCACAGTATTGGCCCAATATCCACCACCTGCACCACCTGCAACTGGAATTGTAAATTGGACTGGATATAAAGTTATTGGATAAATTATTAAATCAAATATTTATTACTAAACATATATAAACAATTATTATGAAATCAGAAATTTTACTAACTTTAATTAAAGAAGTTGTTAAAAACGAAGTTAAGCAACAAGTTAAAGAAGAAATAACTAGGCTTATCAAATCTGGTGCAGTTACATTAAACTCACAAAAGAAAACAACACCATCTTTAAGAGAGATGACAGAGGTTCCAGTAGCCCCTGTAAAGAAACAACAACCGGTTCAACAAACACAAAGACCACAAAAAGAATTTTCAAAAGACCCAATGATAAATGAGATTTTGAATATGACACAACCATTTACATCTGCACATAGAGTAGAAGGTGGTAATGGTGGAAATGGTAGTAGTGTATTGGATATGATTCAACCAACTATGCAAATGGATGAAGATTGGAATACAATGGATTTTAGAGAATCTGGTGTTCCACAAAATATTCCACAACAAATGGAATCAACAGGAGACGCACTACAAGATGCGACTATGAAAGCATTGACAAGAGATTATTCAGAATTAGTAAAGAGATTTAAATAATGGCAATAGAGTTAGGTAGAATTAATGTAAATGATTTAGCGGAAAATAATTATAAATCATTAGGAATTGGTTTCGGTAGGAAATCTAATTCTAATGGTATATTTGCCGTTAATTACACTACTCTAACACAAGCAAAAGATAATTTGATTAATTTGATATTAACTAAAAAAGGTGAAAGAGAAATGCAACCTGAATTTGGTTGTGATATTCATAATTTAATCTTTGAACAAATTGTTGAAGATTCTATTGCAGCAGATATTGAAAATTCTATATTAGATGCAGTAAATACTTGGTTACCTTATATAAATGTAGATAATATAATATTTGATTATGATGATAATGATATTGATACAAATAGTATTAATTTACAATTACAATTATCATTAAAATCAAATCCAGCATTAACCGAAACACTAAATGTTAGTATAAATAATTAATAAATGGCTATTAAACCTGTTAAAAAAAGTTGGGGAAGTGAAAAAAATATAAATTATTTAGGTAAAGATTTTAATACTTTAAAACAAAACCTAATTGATTATACCAAAACATATTTTCCAAACACATATTCCGATTTCAATGAATCATCACCTGGTATGGTGTTTTTGGAACAAGCTGCCGTCATAGGAGATATTTTATCTTTCTATCAAGATGTTCAATTAAAAGAATCAATGTTGTCAAATGCAACGGAGAGAAAAAATGTTGTTGCATTAGCACAAACGATGGGATATAAACCAAAAACATCGTCACCCGCAGTAACAACATTGACGGTATATCAATTGATTCCATCAAAAAATTCAGGTTCAACAGTTATACAAGACGAAAGTTATTGTTTAAGAATTAAAGATGGTATGGAAGTTGCTTCTACAACTAATTCAAATATAGTATTTAGAACAGTAGATTCTTTAGATTTTTCAAATACAACTGACAGAGAAATTGATGTGTTTGAAAGAGATGCAACCGGCAATCCAACTTTTTATTTATTAACAAAAAGAATTAAAGCAATTTCTGCACAAGAAGTAACTACTACTAAAACATTTGGTGATTCAACCGATTATCCTACTACTACATTAAATGATACAAATATAATTGGTATAACATCTATTACAGATGAGAATAATTTAAAATACTATGAAGTACCATATTTGGCACAAGAAAGTATATTTGTTGAAAAACCAAATACTCAATCAAATAGTGAATTGTATTTATCATCGTCTATCGTACCTTATATTTTAGAAGTACAAAAAGTACCTCGTAGATTTTCAGTTAAAGTAAATTCCGACAACACATTAGATTTAGAATTTGGTAGTGGTGATGTAACATTGAGTGATGAAATAATATTACCAAATCCAAAAAATGTAGGATTAGGATTAGCCAATTCAATTCAAAGATTAAATCAAGGAATAGACCCATCAAATTTCTTAAAAACAAATACATTTGGAATTGCACCAGTAAATAAAACATTGACTATAAAATACTTAGTAGGTGGTGGTGTAGAATCCAATATAAATACAGGTGACTTAACTAGTATTTCCAAAATAGAATATGATGAAGATTTATTATCAGTTGCAAACGAAACTTTATATAATTCTATGAAACAATCCATAGCGGTTGAAAACTTAGAACCTGCAACGGGTGGTAGAGGTGTGGAAACGATAGAAGAAATTAGACAAAATGCATTGGCAACATTTGGTTCTCAAAATAGAGCAGTTACCAAAGAAGATTATATAGTAAGAGCATTATCAATGCCTGAAAGATATGGTAGTGTAACCAAAGCATATGTAAGTGCAGATGGTGAAATTGACAACAATAGTCCTTCATCGATTTTAGCTAATCCTAAAAATATAGCTGAGTTTGTAAATTTAGTAGATAGTCTTAAAGATAGTAGTAGAGAGAATATTCAAAAAGAGTTGGTTAAATATCTTACACAAAAGAAAACATCAATTTCGGAAGTAAATAATCCATTTGCAATCAATCTATACATCTTAGGATATGACTCTAATAAAAAATTAACAAACTTAAATAGAGCTGTTAAGGAGAACTTAAAAACTTATATTTCCGAATATAGAATGTTAACCGATGGTGTTAATATCATAGATGGTTTTATTATAAACATAGGAGTAGATTTTGAAATAATTTGTTATTCAAACTATAATAAAAGAGAAGTTGTAACAAATTGTTTAACTGAATTACAAGAATACTTTAATATTGATAATTGGACATTCAACAAACCAATAAACATTTCAGAAATAGAATTGATACTTGCAAATGTAGATGGAGTAATGAGTGTACCATCCGTAAAGCTTTCAAACTTATGTGGTGGTGACGGAAATTATTCTCCAAATAGATACAACATAGATGAAGCAACTAAAGGTAAGATTGTCTATCCTTCTTTAGACCCATCTATATTTGAAATTAAATATCCAACAAAAGACATAAAAGGGAGGGCCTTATAATGCATAAATTTTTCACATCATCATTTGACGCAAGTATATATCTTCAACAACCTGAACAAAATGCGGGTAGGGATGAGATATTAGAAGTAGGTAAACTTTATTATGGTACAAATAATGATAATAATAAAGATATTACTAGAACTTTAATTAAATTCGACACCGGTTCAATTAAGTCAGAAATAACATCAATAGGAACAGGTAGTTGGCAAACATATTTAGTATTGCGTTCTGCTAACTCACAAGAAATTCCATTGGAGTATTCAATTTATGCAAATGCAGTTTCTCAAAGTTGGACAATGGGTACAGGAACAAAATTTGATAATATAACATCGGACGGAGTTAGTTGGAAATATAGAGATGGAATAAGTACATGGCAAGATAATACCGATGGTGGTTCTGCCGTTTTTGCAGCGGGTACAACAGGTTCGGCAAATGCAGAAGGTGGAACTTGGTTTATTACAGGTTCAGCAACACAATCGTTTAGTAATGAGCCGGATGATATTAGAATGAATGTGACCAACATAATGCATCAATGGGTTAGTGGTTCTTTAAAGAATAATGGATTTATAGTTAGACATAGTATTGATGTAGAAAACGATGGTTTGGATTATGGTTTATTAAAATTCTTTTCAAAGGAAACAAATACAATATACGAACCTAAATTAGAATTAGTTTGGGACGATAGTTCTTTTGTAACTGGAAGTTTAACACCGGTAACAGGATCGGCCGAAGAGGGTTATAAAGTAGTGGTTACAAACCTTAAGAAAGAATATCCTGCAAATTCTAAAGTAAAAATAAGAGTTAAAGGTAGAGATATGTATCCTTCAAAGTCATTTGGTACTACATTTCAATACGACCAATCAAAATATTTACCATCTGGTTCGGTATATTATCAAATAGAAGATTATATAACAAATGAAACAATTGTTCCGTTTGGAGATTATTCTAAGTTAAGTTGTGATAGTACATCAAATTATTTTAACTTAGATACATCGACATATCCTATTAACAGAACATACAAATTAAAACTAAAAATAGTTGAAAGTGGTATATCTACTATTATAGATGATAAATTAATATTTGAAATAGTTTAAAATGGCATTGACAACTTTAGAAACAATTTCTGAAAAAATAACAACTCAAAGACAGAATGACTTAGAAAGTATTTTAAGTGTATCGGGTTCAGCTGCCATTTCAAGAAACGAATATGGAATAAATGTTGTCGATTCTAATAATCTTGCATCGTCATTAGTATTCAAAGGTTTAACAAAAGATAAATACGATAATGATGAGTTGATAAAGGCGATTGATGTTGAAGTTAAAGAATTACTGCCAAATGTACCAAATACAAATTTAGATTTAGTACCAAGACCGATATATAACGAAAAGGTTGTAGAAAATGAAGATTTAAGAAGACAAGTTAGAATATTAAATGAAAATGTGGTAACTCTTAATTCCAGAATATCTACATTAGAATCACAAGTTCAAACTGAAATAAATAATAGATTAAGTATTGAACAAACTAACGATTTATTGGTTAATCAAATTGAAACTTTAAATTCAACGATTGAAGATTTTGCTAGTCAAATATCTACATCATTACAAAAGTCAGTTGATGAAAGTATTTTAAGAGCATCTTTACAATCACAAAAAACAGGATTCAAAGCTCAAATTGAAGCATTGATTCAACAAATAAATTCTCTAAACGCAATCATCGAAGGTTTACAATCTCAATTGGGTGCGGTAAGACAACAAAAAGATTTAGAAACAACCGCACAAAGCCAAGGTGGTTCCATTATTAATAAAATAGTAACTGCAAACTTTTCACCAAAAGGTTCGGCAAATGACCCAGTAATGTCTTATAAAATTGAGAATGCAAGAAAAGATAGAAGAGAATGGATTAATGGTAGGAATTTGAAATTAACGAATAATGATTTAGAACCCGTTAATATTACTATTACTACAAATTTTCAACAAGGTCAAAGATGGTTTAGTGTACCTAAATCAACATTTGAGATAACTGCAGGTTCAACCGAAGAAATAACTTTTATAGATACTCCAAACAATCTAAAATATGATACAAGAGACAAAACCATATTTGTAGATGGTGTAATTAATATAACAACAAGAAGAGCAGATGGTACATCCGAAACAAAAGACTTTAAAACCAAAGTAAAGATTGCACATCCTAAATCTTATGATGGTTTTTAAATTTAAATAGATTATGAGCATTACAAAATATACAAACATAGATTCAATCAATAATAATTCAGCAAACGAAGGAAAGTTTATTGATGATAAAGATTTATTCATATTATCAAAGAATGAAATAGAAAAAGCTGATTTTGGTAATAGTAGATATGATGTTATGGAAGTATCGGTGTATGATATAAATAATAATCTATTACCACACAAATCTGGAAAAAATGTTGCATATATTAAAAAAGGTGACATTCAAAACTATCTTTATAATATTACAAATAAACAAGGTCTAAAGGAGCTTGCAATCAATGTTGAAAAATTATTAAATGAATTGGGATTTACAAATGGTATTCTTAAAGTTAATATAAATTTTGTAAAACAAAAAGTTGGTAGTGAAAACGAATTGACAAAAGTTTGGATACAAGAAGTTTCACCATCCAGAAATGAGATAAGAATTTTACCTTTAAAAACTAAAGATTCAAATATCAATTCAATAACTAATAGACAATTTAAAAATCTTAAAAGTTTAAATAAAGATTTTTTATACTATAAAACTTCTATATTAGATTCTTTAAATGCATTCGAAAATTCTTTTTTAGTTAAAATAGATTCATATTTAGAAACCAAATTTGGTAAAGATTTTTTAACTATTTTAAGAAAAGACTTTGGATTAAGTAAATTTGATAATTTTAGAACAAAGATATTTGAAGATTTTAAGTTATCGGTTACATATTATTTAACTAACAAATATTATAATGTTGGTGAATCTACTTTTGGAAAACCATCCGAAAATAGATTTGATGATTTTGAAGTATATGATTATAATGTGATGTTAGCCGAAATTCAGAAGATTTTAAATAATTGTATTGATATTAATTCAAAAATACTAAAAAGGAGAAGTGTTGAAGTAAAAGAATTACCAAAAGAATTCACAATAACAGAATTGAGAAAAAATATTCAAAATAATATAGAATCATTTTCTACATTCACAGAAACAAAACGAAATGTTTATAATCCTGATAAAATAAATGTACTATTCAATGATGTTATAAAACAAACCCCCATATTACCCACACCGGTTGTAGAGGTAATAAGAATAGAACCCACACCATCAACCGATGGAGGAAGTGGTAGTGGCGGCGGTGGAGGAGGTCGTAGACGTGGTGGAGGTTCAAATCCTGATGGTAGTGAAAATATTAAATAAAAATATTTATAAAAAATAATAAATGGTCGAAAGTACAGAAGAAATAGGATTAGGATATGGTGGGCCCAATGCCGGC